TGACCTAGAAATAACATTTCCGGCAGGCACAGACTTAGAAAACTCTATTGTGAGTTGGAGTGCTAAGAACATGGTTAATGGTTTAGTATACGGTAACGGCGGTATCAAATGCTGGCCAGTAGATTTAGTTTTAGAAATGAAAACACATGAGAACGCAGAAGACGAAACAAAGAAAGTAGATTTCTGTTGGGACCTAAACTATATTCAAATGAATAACATTTATTCTCAAGTACTCAACGCAGGTTCACCATTTCAGGCATTCCGTGCGGGATACCGTGAGGGTGTTAAAATGTCACTAGATGAGGGCAAACAAGTTCCAGTTGAAGACTTTCAGAAAAGAATATGGCCGAAGAACTATGAAAGACTAATAACATGGTGCAATATCGGTGCTGATGTAGAGAATGGAATATGGGCTTGCTTTGGTGCAAGACTAGGATGTTATGATGTTAACTTTGTAGAAGATTACAAACTAGAAAACATCTCTTCTTTTGATTGGTTTAAAACTTATTTTGAAGAAGAAATTCTAACACTATGTGAGGGCGGTGATGAAAAATGTAGCCGCACTGGAGTTGAATGGGATTATGATAAACTATTTGATGAGTGCTTACGTATTGGTGACATTCTTACTGATAAGATAGGTATGGAGTTAGTAGACCCAACACCAGAACTATCAATATTTTGGAAGAGAACATATCATAATCCACCAAGAGTTAATAATCCATTAGCAACAGAAAAGCAAACCGGGTGGAGCGGACACTAAATGGCTAATTACGATGATGATGCTAACGTAACCAAACTAGAATTAAATAAGTTATCGCCATCAATGTGCATGGCGAAATGGTTACAAGTTAGTTTACATCTACCACAAGGACGAACACACAGTTGTTATCATCCACCAACACATCCTATTCCATTAGATGAGTTGAAAGATAATCCAAACGCACTTCATAATACGAAATTCAAATTAGAAGAACGTAGGCAGATGAAAAATGGTGAGAGACCGAAAGGTTGTCAGTACTGTTGGAACGTAGAAGACGCAAACAAAGATGCATTAAGTGATAGACATTATCGTTCAAGTGAATGGTGGGTAAAAGATGCATGGGAAGAAGTTGTACAACAACCATGGGACCACGATATTAAGCCACGTTATGTAGAAGTAAACTTCAATCAGGCGTGTAACTTTAAGTGTTCATATTGTTCACCTCATCTTAGTACAGCATGGGAAGATGACATCAAACAACATGGGTCGTTTAGATTTTCTGATGGTGGTGGTCATAACAATATACAAGAACTTAAAACTATTGGCTTGATGCCTTTAGAAGTTGCACGTAAAGACAATCCGTATATCGAAGCATTTTGGAAATGGTTTCCAGAAACGTATCCTAATCTGAAGATTTTTCGTATGACAGGTGGTGAACCTCTCATGGACAAGAATACATTCAAAGTATTAGATTATATAAAAGAAAATCCAAATCCTGATTTAGAAGTTTCAATGACTACAAACATGTGTCCACCTGACGATGCGTTGTTTGATAAGTTTATTGAGAAAGTAAAACTATTAGAAAAGCCAGTAATTGATGAGAATGACCCTACGGTTATACCAGTAGACTTCAAAGATTTGTTATTTAAAACACCACCACCGAATAAAAGAAGTGTCTTATTTTATGCAGTAGACCCAGGAGATGGAAGTTCATGGAACGAATGGAAACAGTATATCATTGAAGAAACACTTCATGGTGTTGACCCATGGCTGATACAGCCAAATGTAGATACACTTCCATCATCTGAGATTAAACAGAAATTTAAAGGTGTTGGTCCTTGTGAAGATGCAGATAATAATTCTTTTCTATATCTAAACAACTATGAAAAAGACAAACAATGGAATAAGTGGACACATCTATTTGAAAATGTTTCGGTTAAACATATTAGTGTGTTTATCAGTGTTGATGGTATAGGACCACAAGCAGAGTACATACGAGACGGACTAGATTGGGAAAAACTAAAGACAAACGTTGATAGGCTTCTTTCTGAGACAAGTAGAGTGAGTGTTACCTTTATCAATACATTTAATCTGTTGAGTATTCCATCACTACGTGGTTTCTTAGATTACATACTAGAACTCAGAGAAAAGTATGGTTATGTATATCAAGTAGACAATGGACATAAAGTATTACAACAAAAAATCTGGTTTGACGTTCCTTACATGCGAGACCCAAGTTGGTTTAACATACAAGTAGCAGATGCAGATATGTTACAAATAATACAAGACAATATTGATTACATGAAAGAAAAAGTTTTACCAGACGAGGAATATGGAAAATCTTTTCTTGGTTTTAAAAATTACGAAGTATTAAAATTACAAAGAGATTTAGCATGGGCAGAACAAGGCATAGAAATAAGTGATGATGAGTTGAGTGATAGACTAATTAGATTTTATGAGTTCTTTTCTCAATATGATAAGAGACGTGGATTTGATTTCTTAGAAACATTTCCTGAATTTACAGAGTTCTGGAATGAAGCGAAAGAAGAGTATGTAGAGAAATATGCACCATGAGTAGAAAGCCAGACACAGAATCATTTTTAGATTATAGAACTAGGGTAATGGATCCTAAAAGTTCTTCGTTCTGTGGCGCAAAATGGCATAATGCAACTATATGGTTAGGACACGGACAGACAGTCAGTTGTCACTTGCCCGCTTCACATGATATAAATGTTGAAGAGTTAAAAGATAATCCAACCGCAATACACAACACTTCGCACAAAAAGAAAATGCGTAAGATGATGCTTGAAGGCGAAAGACCACCAGAGTGTTACAAATGCTGGGCAGTCGAAGACGAAGGACATGATAGAATATCTGACCGAGTTTTAAAGACTCGAATGTTCACTGACGAAGATTTAGATGAGATACCTTTGAAGAAATGGGATGATGATACCTTCTTAAGAACACTAGAGATATCATTTGACAAAGCCTGTAACTTTGCATGTTCATATTGTAATCCTTCATTTAGTTCTACATGGGTGAAAGATATAAAAGACAACGGACCATACGACAATATCATTTCAGATGAAAGAGAACATTTTTCAAATTCTGCCGAATGGACAGTAAGTGCAGGTCGCACAGATGAAGAGAACCCATATATCTCTGCATTCTGGGAATGGTGGGAAGCAGATGGTGGATTGGTAGATACACTAGAGGCTATAAGAATTACAGGTGGCGAACCTATTATGCATCCAAGTGTGTGGAAATTGTTTGATTGGTTTAAGAATAATCCAGAACGTGGCAAGAATATGAGATTTGCTATAAACTCAAATCTTGTTCCAGAAAAAGAAAAGACATTCCAAAGATTATTAGATGTGATAGATTATGTGCCACGGTTTGAAATGTTTACAAGTTGCGAAGCAACTGGAATACAAGCAGAATATATACGTGATGGCATAGATTATGACAAGTGGTTAAGTAATTGTAAAAGACTATTAGAACAACCAAAGTTAAATAGAATGTATATAATGATGACTATCAATGCATTGTGTCTGTGTTCAATAACAGACTTTATGGATGATATGTTAGATATGAGAGAATCAAATGCAGTTGGACCTATATTATCATTGAATCCTGTTTATAATCCAGAGTTTCAAAGTCTGTCTACATTTCCTACATATATACTAGAACACTACCATGAAAAACTTAAAGCATGGTACGATAGAAGAGCAAGTGAATTAGTAGACGTAGAAGAGGTACATGTCACAAGACTTATATATCTCTTAGAGAAAACAATACGTAATCCACATTCAGAAGAAGTACTAAGAAAACGCCAAGGAGATTTCAAATCATTTTATATGCAATATGATAAGAGACGTGGCAAAGATTTTGTGTCAACATTTGACCCGATTGTAGTAGATTGGTATAACAGTTTGACACCAACAAGAGTATTCAATATAGAGGCGAATAATGGCTAGAAAACACCAAGAGACACTTCATCAATATAAAGAACGAATCATTGACCCTATTAGTAAGTCATACTGTGCCGCCAAGTGGTACAATGCTACTATCTGGCTGGGACATGGACAAACTACGAGTTGTCATCACCCACCGGGACATTGGATTCCTTTAGAAGAACTTGAAAGTAATCCATCAGCGATTCATAATACGCCACATAAGAAAAAGATGCGTAAGATGATGCAAGAGGGTGAACGTCCAGCAGAGTGTGAGTACTGTTGGAAAGTTGAAGATATGGGAAAACAACATATATCTGACCGTGTGTTTAAGACTGAAATATTTAAAGACGAAGACATTGCTAAGACTTCAACAATGCCATGGGAAGAGAATGTAAATCTAAAAACACTTGAGATTTCATTTGACCGAGCATGTAATTTTAAATGTTCATATTGTAATCCGGCATTTAGTACTGCTTGGGTGAAAGACATTAAAGACTTTGGTGGATATAAAAACATTCAATCAGATGGTAGAGGACACTTTGCCGATACTGCACCATATGCCGAACCAGCAACAAGAAGACAAGAAGACAACCCATACATACAAGCATTTCATAAGTGGTGGGAAAGCGACTTAGCAGACTCTTTAGAAGAGATACGTATCACTGGTGGTGAACCTATCATGCATAAAGGCACATGGAAATTATTTGAATGGTTTAAAGATAATCCAGACAGAGGACAAGATATGCGTTTTGCTATTAACTCAAATATGTGTCCTGATACTCCTAAAGTTTTAGATAGACTTGTAAAAGAATCATGGCATATTCCACACTTAGAAGTGTATACAAGTATGGAAGCAACCGGCATTCAAGGTGAATACATCAGAGATGGACTTGACTATGACTTATGGATAAACAACATACACAGAGTCTTAAATGAAAGTAATGTAGAGAAACTACATATGATGATGACTATTAACTCTCTTTGCCTAGATTCTATTACAGATTTTATGGACCAAATGCTTGACCTGAGAGAAACATACGGTCAAAAGGCACCAACGATGACGTTGAATATCTTAAGATTCCCATCATTCCAAAGTGCGGCAATACTACCAGAAGACATCAAAACATTCTACAAAGAGAAGTTAGATAATTGGTTTCACTCTGAACGCCCACAAGAAATGATGAGTGACGGTGAGAAAGAAAGTGTTCGAAGATTGATTGATTACTTAGATATTGTTAAGACACCACATAAGAATACAGCAGAAACACCAAAGTTATATAACGACTTCAAGGTGTTCTTTGCACAGTATGATGTGAGAAGAAATAAAGATTTTGTAACTACATTTCCTGGACCATTAGCAGACTGGTTCGCATCTATAGATGCAGAAGTGCCATCAAAACAAGATATTCTTACTGGTGCAAAAACATCTTTTGTATATGATATAGATGATATTGACCCAGCAACAACCAAAGAGTATGATGGTGGCGATGACACACATGAACAGAATGTACCCGGATGGAATACAGACACTGATACGTTAGGTGGATAATGAAAGTTTTAATAACGGCTTGTCATGGTAGAACAGGAACAACTATATTACAAGATATAATTACAAAAAAATCTGGTATTATAAATTATGGTGAAGGCATTGATATACACAATGGCGAAACAGGATTTAACAACTCTGTAGAAAAGATTCGTCAAGCAGAAAACGGATGTTGTAAATTATTCTTTGACATGAGTTATCAAACAACTGGTGATGTAAATTCCTGGTATAAGCCTATGAAGGTGGTAGATATCATACAGCCAAATTTGATTATCAATAGTTTCAGAGAAGATACATTTGACTTATTTCTAAGTTGGCAAATTTCTTATCATAATAATAAATGGAATGCTACAAATAAATTAAACTACCATAGTATTGAAGTTTTACATGTAGAAGAAACTGTAGATAAATTTGTCAAAAAGTTAAAACTTTACGAAAAAGATTTAGAAATATTAAGAGAGAATTTTAAAGTACTAAATATCTCATACGAAGATATCGTAAACAATAACGTTGATGATTTAGAATTCGATAATTATATTGGAGTTGCAAAACAAAATACGTTAGAAGAGAAAATAAGACTTGTTGATAATATAGACGAAGTAAAGGAACAGTGG